AGCCAGCAGCGAAAAGCACGCGCTGGGAGCGTTGTTGCGCTCGATGACTGTCTCGGTATCAGGAAACATGAGGATCGCACTCAGGCACGCTCCCAGAGCGCCCCGTGAGCTCTCTAATCACGTTCGCATGTGTCGGAGAGTTCAGCGCGTCGATATGATGAAGTACGAGATCGGTTTCAAAACGCGTAGCAGAACGCCAAGCACTCCAACCCCATTCATAACCATCAACAGAAACCGCCTTGCGAAACATAAGAACAGAACCAAACCAGCCGCGGTGAAAGCTGAACTGGTGGGAATCATGCGCAATCATGCTGCTTCACCTTTCGAGCTATCCAGCTTTGTAGCTATTTCCACTTTCTCGCGAAAACGCTTGGTGATCATCAGGTCCGGCGCCAGTTCAGCCACCATGTCAGTATGTGTCGTGGCAACGATCAGTGTCTTGCCCAGTCGGCGCGCAACCTTGGCCATGTTGAAGGCGACCACGCGCGCAGTAACCCGGTCCAGAACGGCGCCGAACTCGTCTGCAACCCAGATATCGGCGTCACTGTCCATTACGATGGCGAGCTTCAGGCGGTATCGCTGGCCATCCGACAGCTCCGAGGGCTTGCGAATGTAGATCCAGGCGTCGGAGATGCCAGCCTTGGCCAGGGTCTCGGCCGCCTCACCGGTGCTTTTACCCACCAACTCGATAACCGGCTTCTCCTCGAGGACTATTTCGTTGAGATCCGTGACCTTGCGGCCTTCGGCACGCATCTGATGAGTAAGCTCTCGTAGAAGAAGCGATTTTCCGGACCCAGACTGCCCAGTGATATAGACCACATCGCCCGGGACAACTTCGACAGCCAGATTTTCATAGACCACAAACTCCTTATCGGTCAGGCCCAGGCCAAATGCCTCTGCAATTTCCAGCACCCGCGGCGTTCGCTCGACAGATGAGGTGAATTTCTTTGAAATGTGATAGACGCTCATTCTTCGTACTCCCACTCAGGCATCTCATCGACATTTTCGAAAGGGTCGATGATCTCGCCGTCCTTGGTCATCAGCGGCGCCATGGCTGCGATTTCGGCCAGTTCCATCTTCAGAACATCCATGCAGCCGACATAGGCGAACATATCGACCTTGCTGACTGACACCGGCGCGAGATGAACCTCGGTCAGAAAGATGCCGGTGCTGGGATCGCGCCCCAGCAGCACGAATCCCTCCAGCCGGCCGCTCGTCACCAGCTGCATGGTTGCCTCCAGGGTGGCGATCATCTCGAGCTGGTTTTCAGAGAGCGCGGTCAGACGTACCTCTTCCTCCGCTGCATCCATCAGTTCCTGCTCGGCTTGCTCAACCTCGAGTGGCCGCCGGGAGGACATCGAGACGACGTTGCTCATGCTGAGTGTTCCAATCCGCGCTTGAGCACCTCGATGAAGCCCTCGATCCGATCCTTGCCGGTTACTGGCTCAATCTGGCTCGCAAGATCGCGGATTGCCCGGGACTGGGCGATCGACACCCGCTTGAAACCCAGTGCATCGGCCAGCGGCGCCGCAGTCTCGTCAGTGGTCTCGATCGTGCGTTCGTTCTTAGTGTTCTGCTCCTCGACCGCGGCGTTCACGTCATCCACGAAGAAGTCGCTGGAGATCTCGCCGAGGTCGGCCATGGTGAAGTCCAGCTCTTTCTGGTCGAACCCCATCGCCGCAAACAGATCCTCGTCTCCGTCCGACAGCGCAAACAGGCGCTGCAGCTCGACCCCGATCATCTCCTGGTCATAATCGGTCGACGTAACCCGGTTGTCAGCCAGGCGCATGGCGTCTGCTTCGGCCTCTGTGAGATCATCACGCACGATCACCGGCACCTTCGCGAGCCCGAGGTGCATGGCGGCCAGCCGGCGGCCGTGGCCAGCGATGATCACATTGCCCTTCCAGACAACGATCGGCTGAGTCCAGCCAAATTTCGTGATGGTACGCGCCAGCTTCTCGATCTGATCCTGCGGGTGCTTCTTGGCGTTCAGCTCATAGGGCACCAGGTCGGTAACCCCGACAAGCTGGATAACGGGGTTGCTCATTCGTCGGTCTCCTTCAATGCCTGAGCGAGCACGTCGAGCGGATCGCCAGTGGTGAGATAATTGTTCAGCAGCAGCACCAGCGCGTCGCCTGCATTGGTCAGCTCGTCAGCACCTGTGAAGTCATGCGTTCTGCGCGTGGAGGCGATCAGCGCCGTGATACGCTCGGCGTCAGCCAGGGCGATCTTGAAGCGCATGACGGTGTGGGTTTTTGATGGCTTCGGCAGGGCGGGTTCTTCTGGCTCTGAAGTTTTTTCGAAATCCTCGTCCAGTTCCAAGTCGTCCAGATCTATAGAGACGGCAGAGAAAATCGCGTCGATATCGGCGCTTCCATAGGGCAGAAACTCTTGCAGCTCGTCACTGTCACCAATCTCTTTCAGCAATTCAGCCAGGCTCAGCGTGTCATCAACGCCGTAGCGGGCATTATCGATGACACCGATCTCCTTAGCGTGCAGCTCATCGACGTAACCGAGGTTAGCGACTGGCACTTCGACGTAACCAAGCGCAACGGCCTGCTCCCAGCGGTGCTCACCACCGATGATCTCATATCCGACGTGCTTCTCGACCTGACGCACGAGAATGGGCTTGAAAAGACCGTTTCGCTCGATGGACTTGCGAATGCGGGCTTCCATATCCGGCGAACACTGGTTGGTATTCCAGGTGTTCTTTCGAAGAGCCTTTACAGAAACTGTGATAAATTCAATAGACTGCACGGTGCACCTGAGCTAAGTAATCATTGACTTACAATATGCCTTATGAATGGCAGTGTGGCAAGAACCAAAGAGGATGATTTGATGACCACTGTTCGGATCGCGAAAAATGCCGTGGTGGCGAAGCTGATCGATCCGCCGCGCGAGGTGAAGAGTTTCGTAACCTCCCTGCTCTCCTACGAGGTCGATGGCGGTGCTGGCTGGTCCGGCAAGTCGTCCTTCTACAACGTCGGCACCAATACTTTCCCGGCTGGTTTTGCCTATCTGGCGCAACAAGAGCTGACTGCCATTGGTCACAGCGTGCAGATGATAACCAAACCTCATGATCAGCCGCTCGGCCCCGGGAGCCCGATCGTTGACAGCTTCGGTAATGACGACCCACGCTATGATTATCAGATGCACGCGCTGCGCCAGGTCGAGAAGCACGGCGCCGGCATCATTCGTGTGGCCACCGGTGGTGGCAAGAGTCGCATAATGAAGCTGATCATGGCACGCTACCGCAGAATGACGCTGTTTCTGACCACTCGCGGCATTCTGCTCTATCAGATGGATGCGCAGCTGAAGGAGATCGGCCTGAACACCGGCCAGATCGGTGACGGCGAGATGCGTGCTGTGCGTGGTATCAATCTCGGCATGGTGCAAACCCTGGTGCAGGCCCTGGAGGAGCCCTCCTACGACCGCGAGCGGCGTGCTGTCATTCAGTCGATCAATACCGCCAAGAACAAGGATCCGAACCTGTCGGAGGACAAGATCGCAGAGATCGCCCGGGCAGCCTTTGATCGCAAGACCAAGAAGCGCAACGTCATCATCCAGTTTCTGAACATGATTGAGGTGGTGATCGGTGAGGAAGCGCACGAGGCTGGCGGTACCAGCTATTACGAGATTCTGCGCCATTGTCGAAACGCCACGATCCGGGTTGCTCTGACCGCGACGCCGTTCATGCGCTCATCGGCGGCCGATAACATGCGCCTGATGGCGGCTTTCGGCCCGGTGCTGGTCGATATTCCAGAATCTCTGCTGATTGATCGCGGTATTCTTGCCAAGCCGTACTTCAAGCTGGTCGATGTCGCACCGCACCCGAAGCTGTGCAAGACCTCGCCGTTCGAGCGCGCCTTCACGCTTGGTTACATCGAGAACTCCTTCATGCTGGAGGCCCTCGTAAAGGACGCTCTGAGGGCTAAGACGCTGAAACTGCCGGTGTTGTGTCTTGTGGCACGAAAGAAGCATGGAGATGCCATTCTGGCGGGCTACAATGCAGCCGGGATCAGGGCGGTGTTTCTGCGCGGCGAGACCGATATGAAGGAGCGCAGGGCTCGCATCGCCGATCTGATCGCCGGAGAGATTGATGTCGTCATCGGCACCACCATTCTGGATGTCGGCGTTGATGTTCCGGCGATCGGTCTGGTGCAGCTTGCCGGTGGCATGAAGGCAGAGGTTGCCCTGCGCCAGCGTGTCGGCCGCGGTCTGCGTGCGAAGAAGGCGCCCCTGCCCAATATCGCCTTCATTGCGGATTACAGCTGCAACGTGAACAGCTATCTGCGGGATCACGCCCGGCAGCGTGAGGGCATTCTGCGCGCCACTCCTGGTTTCGTTGAAGGCATTCTCGCAACAGGTGAGGATTTCCCCTGGGAGCTTTTTAGCTAGAAGGCTGCTTAGCTGTAGACACTCCCTCTGCGTCCACTGCTATAAGTAAGTTATAACTTACTTATAGCAGTGGAGTCCTGCAATGCCATTTCCTCGCCTGATCGCCCTTTGTGGTAAACCTCTCGCAGGTAAAACAACTGCGGCGGAAATCTTACACTACGAGTTCAACTATACAATTTGTGACGACGGTTTACCGCTGCGCCAGATCGCCATGAATTATCTTGGTCTAAATCACTCTCATGTTTTTACCCAGGAGGGCAAGCTGGAGACTGTCATGCTGAATGGCCGCCGGTGGCAGACACGCGAGATTCTAGGTGAGATCGGCAACGCCTTCGAGGACAAGTTCGGCGGTGACGTGATCCCGATGATGAGCCACAACATACAGGATCCCCGCAAGTTCTATGTGATGAGCTCGGTACGCCGGGAGCAGGGTGCTTACTGGGCCAGAGTCGGCGCACTGGTGATCGAGATCGACAAGCCCGGGCTGGCGGAGTCGGCGTTCGAGTTCGATTGCTACAATCCCGATCATGTGCATCTGTCGATCATCAATGACACGATGGATCGCGAAGACCTGCGCAGCAAGCTGACCGCGGCGCTGGTCAATAACGCGATGGCTGCATGATCATCTTCCGCTCCAACGAGAAGGACTTCGGCCAGGCGGATATGAGCTATAATCCGGCAACCGAGCGATCTCAGGTCAGAAAGGCAGGTCACAAAGACCTGTTTTTCAACGGCGTTCCTGTTCAGTCCTTCAAGATCGAGCAGGAAAAATACGTTCTGACAGTTGCCCCGGAGCATGCCGAGCGCATCTTCGATCTGAATCACGTCACACCGCTGTAGACGAATCCGCATTGCCTCATGTAGCTATATGGCCAAGCACATAAGTAGCAACATGAGGCAACCATGGCCGAACTCATCATTTCATGCCTGAGTCAGAAGGGCGGCGTCGGCAAGTCGACCCTGGCACGCCTGATCGCTCGAACCTACGCCACCGCAGGCTGGGGCGTCAAAATCTGCGACTTCAATACCACTCAGCTCACCTCGGTGAAGTGGGGGCGGCTGCGCAGCCTGGACACCACCCTGCCCCGCATCATCGTCGAGCCCTGCCATCAACCCTCGACGCTGCGCCGCGCCGCTGCTGATCTCGTGGTTGCTGACGGCCGCCCGGACAGTGATCAGACCAGTCTCGATATCGCGCGGATCAGCGACTTGATCATCGTCCCCACCGGGCTCAGTCTCGATGATCTGGAGCCGCAGCTGCTGTTTGCTGATGAGTTGGTTGCCAAGGGTGTGAACCCCAACCGGATTCTGTTCATTCTAAACAAGACCACCGACAGCCCGATCGCCGTCACAGAGGCCAGAAGCTATCTGAATCGCTACCCGGTGGCCGACCGTGACATCACTCAGAAGATCTCCTATCAACGCGCCCAGAACCACGGCAGAGCTCTGAGCGAGGTCGGCGGCCACATCGGCCGCCTGGAGGAGCACGCCGACGTTCTCGCCGCCGAGATCGTCACCAGAATCACCAAAATTCAGGAGCTGATCGCATGAACAAGCCCAACACCCGCGCCGAGATCGCAGCACCCAGACGCAAGAACTTCCTGCCAGAGCTGCCAGAGGCTCCTGCACCCGCCAACAACATGCGCAGCGAACACCTGGCGCCGATGACCTTCAACATGCCTCGTGGCTGGCACACCCGCTTCAAAATGACCGCGACCATGCACGGCATCAGCATGAAAGACCTGCTGCTTCAGGCGTTCGCAGTCTGGGAGCGCGAGCAGGAAAAGAATAAATAGCTTTTCAGCTTTTCAGCTATTCAGCTATTCAGCTTCATGCAATTCAGCTCGCCATCGGTCCAGATATCAAGCTGCTTGGCGACCTTGACCGCCTCAAGCGCCGATACACCGCAAGCCATCGCGCCGAGCGCGTAGTGATCACCGGAGCCGATCGCGAAGAAATTCCCAGTGAGCGGCCCGGTGAAGCGATACGAATCCAGCGCCATGTAGACATCTCCGGCAGGAGTAATCCAAAGAATTGTCAGTACCGGGCTTTCCACAGTGGGTGCGTGATCTGGATTGCGATCCTCCGACATCCAGACGGCGACCTCCTCGGATAATCCAGGCACCGTGGTCGAGATACCGATCATGCCACCATCCGGCAGCCGATAGGTCTTCTGCTTGAAGCCGATCGCAGTCGCGCCACCAGAGTAGGCGCGACTGTCAGATACAAGTTCACCATTGCGATAGGCGATGGTCGTCATATAGCTAAGTCCTTATGTAGCTATTCAGCCATATGTTATGGCAGATACGCGTCGGTGATTTTCTGATAGGTGCCGGCGATCATCTCATAGAGCCGACTGAACAGACACCCCAGCAGATCGTCAAAGATGAACAGAAACATCGAGAACGGCCACAGTGAGATCCAGCTCACGATCAGATCCCTGTTGCGCGAAGGCATGGCGGCGCTCGGAAAATACAGGCTACTGGTGTATTTCTCATCAGATCGAGCAGAGGTGCTTGCAAGCCACTGATCCTTGGCAGCCAGCATCTTCTCCTGCAAAACAGGCTGCAACATTCGATCCCGCCAGCGATAGAGCGACCAGAGCACGCCAAGCGCACAATAGGCCACACCGACAAGAATGGTGGTACCGGGGTTCTCATAGACCCACATCAGCGGGTTCACATCGAAGAACATCCAGGCGCAGATGCCGTAGATAACAAGAGCAACACCGGCGACGGTCGTGCTCTGGTAGAGGGCAGAGAATCCGCATGCGATGAGAAACAGCGCCAGCAGAACCCAGGGCCAGAAGGCGAGGGAGAGAAGAAGTGCAATCATGACTTAGCTAAGTCCTTTTGTAGCTATTCAGTTAAAGAGTGCGACGACGAAAAGGCCGAGCAGCGCCAGCAGCATGAAGAGGGCCTCATCCATGCTCATCATGCGGTCTTCGCTGCCATGCTTACGCAAGCTGCATTGGTCGAGATAACCCTCGAGCCTTCGACCAATTTCGTGTTGGTCTCGATAGAGCGCATGTTCCACAGCTTGTCGCTGTTACAGACTTCCTTCGAGTCATAGAAGTATTTGACGTGATCGACGCCGCAGAAAGTCACGCCGGTCTGGGATGCGAAACAGATCGCCACGATCATCATCCACATCAGTTGATCCTCGCCAGTAGAGCCATCAGGGAGATGACTTCATCCTCGATGTCGCGCTCAATACGCTCAGGCTGAAAGACCGATTGATT